ATGCACGATATCTTTAATCAGGTGGGTATAAACGCCGCTTCTCTGATTGCAACAGATCCTAATTCCGCTAAAGAGTTCTATCGCCGCTTAGTAGTGAAAATCAATGAATTTCATCGCGGTTTAGATGACAACTTTGAAGTCGGCGCGAGGCTTGTAAGCTTTGGCCAAAACCTAACTTTTCATATCGAAGATATCGGCTATTGGAACCCTTCCCTCGTGACGTTCTATGGACGAAATGAGCTTGGTGAACCTGTCGAATTAATTCAACATGTCACACAGATAAGTGTATTGCTTGTTGCAATGAAAAGGGAAAATGCTGAACAGCCAAAGAGGCCTATTGGTTTTGCCAACTGGGACGAATATAACGAGAAAATAAAAGAATAATTTCCAACCCTTATCTCAAACGGGTATGGATTATACCGCGGTACATAGCTGCTATTCTTTGTGCACTTCTTGGCTCAGTTCTCGTTCACGCGGAGGCCAGCTTCAAAGCTTGGGGCTGCAGCAATCTTGAGTCCTCCCCGGGCTGGCAATCACTGGATTTTATAGGGGTAAAATAGAATCGAAGATGAACTAAAAACGCTGGGACAACTAAGGGCTTACTCCGTCGTTCTTGAGCGTCTAATTGAACTTTCTTCTCAATTTAACCAGGCTTCATTGAAAAGAGATTTTGAACGCGTTCGGCAAGAGATTCTCGAATCGCCTGAGATGAATGATCCCGACGCACCAGATCCTTGGAGGAAAGCAGTCCTTCAAACTCTTGCTCATATTCAGCAAAAGCTTCAGCAATAAATTTCCTCAGCATCACAGGGCGCCAATCGCCTAGCATTTCATCAGGTTGCATTGATTATCTCCTCATAAAAACTATCCGCTATAGACGAATACATTCCGAATAGGGTTGAAAAATATCGTAAGTCGGCACGTCCGCAACTTTCCTATGGCATGTTTTGGCCCAAAAATTTATCACACGCATACCAGTTTCCAGCCTTGGGTTACCAACCCCCTGAACCCAACCCTGGATCGTGGACTTTGGAATATTTAGTTCCTTGGAGGCGCGAATGGTGGACACCCCCGACCTTTGCAAATCGGACATAATGCGGAACCAATCCACCCGTTCGTTCTCTTTCAAATGGAGCATAAAATAGCCCTTCTATAGAAAACGCGTGCGCACGCGACCAGGGAGCGACTATCTGACCTTGGACAGCGCCTCCAAAACAAGAGGCAACTTTGATTTGTTGAACTCAACACCACGCCGGCTCCGTACCATTTCCGTTTGCCCCTCAGGTAACCACCACACCCGTATATCAATAACCTCCCTGCCCTTGTATACGTCCTTAACTACCCGAATCTCGGCATTCATTGATTTGGGTATCACTGCCAATATTTCCAGATCATCCGCCATGCTATCTACTCCGCAACCACACGAGAAAAGTCCGGCGCACGATCCGGCAATGACTCTCCCGGTTCCCACCAATAGGACTGCTTGAACTCCCTGGACGCCCTTCGGCGCATCTGGGCCAGGTATCCAGGTGACAACAGTTCCTGCAGCTCGTGGAAGATCATGTGATCCAGCGCAGCTTTGGTGTACCAAAGGTTGGCACCGGGTAAATTACCTTTAGCGAAGCGCAGCGCCTCAGCACCGGCGTGGGTGTCTTTACCCATCATCGCCTGGATGATGTTGCCCTGTGTCAGATTGAGCGAAGATTCAGCCAGGCCGATTACGGGGCCCATCATGGCGCCAACAGGGGTGTTGCCATACTGGGTGGAGTCAGAGAACACGAAATCCCCGTACAGGCCCAATGAGCCGCCCATAAGCATCGCTCTCAACCAGTTCCGCATGCCACCATCAGCAGCCGGATTCATACTGAGGGGATCACGGCCTTTCACAACCTCTTTGATCTGCATGGAAGCCACCCCCAGCAAGGTGGTAGAAGCTATCAGCATGGCGAGGTAACGAGCCCTGCCGCCGGCGGTGGGGGAATCCATGGCTCGCATCCAATGACGTTCGATCATCGAAATCGGGAAGGATTTGAACAGGAAGAATGACCGGGCCAACTCCCCTTTCCAGGTGCCGCGCTGGATGTTCGCCATCATCATGGCACGTTCCTTGGCTCCGGGCTCGATAACAGCCACATCCGATTCTTCCAGCACTGCACCCAAGAGGCGCATAGCAGCGTTTTGTCGCAATACGGCAGGTTGACCCAGATCGTCGAGGGCTTCGTCTGGTATACGGTAAATGGATCCCGGCGTGAGCACGTTTTGATTGCCGGTGTCCCAAGACTCGGGAGTGGCACGGCGCCACACTTCCCAATCAGTTTCCGTAATCCCCTTGGACAATAGAATTCGATGATCACCAGGATCCAGGTCAGACAGCGACCGCGCGCCCCGGGTCAGCTGACCGATGGAGGACATCATGGTTACCCCAAAAGCCCGGCGCCGAGCCTCAGTAAGAGCATTGAGACCGGAAGCCCTGAGGACGGTCTGAGCCATCTTACTGCTGAAAGATGCCCCCAGGCCTTCCTGGCCGAACCGGTTCAAACTGGCAATGTAAGTATTCATGGCCAACCCCGCCCTCAGTGCCAGGCGCTTCTCCAGCTGATTACCGGGGTTCAGGGCCTTCAATTCGTTGGCCAATACGCGCATTTTTGGCAGCTTGTTGAGAGCTGCCACCAGATGCATAGTCCCCTCATCGGACAAAGACGTGATTACAGCACCGCCCAGCCTGGAGGCAACCAGCCAGTTACGCAGGGTATCGAAGGTCTTTGCCAAATGCTCATTGGCCACCGGTAGGCGCTTACCGGTTACCAAATCATAAAGATTCTCCAGGTTGATCAAGCGCTGCTGCAGCTTGCCGGCGTGCTCCGGATCCGCCATGGTGAGTTCCTGTTGCAATTTACCTTTCCACAGTTGGAACTGGTGGTCAGGATTGGGGCCCAGGGTTTCCACCAAGGCAATGTCCTTGGCCACCGATGAGACATGACCTACCATCACCTCGTAAAGCGTGCGCTCGCCGTATTTGGCCTGATACCTGAGATAGCCTTCTGCATTCTGGAAATGGATCTGGCGAGCGTGATTACCGCGGTTGGCCCGCATACCGTGACCACGTGACTGACCGGGGGTCATCTTGTTCACACCATCTGTGGCGATTGATTCCCAAGCGAACCGCAGAAAATCGTGCAGTTCCTGAGGGTTCATGGGGCTACCATCCGGATTAGTGTATTTGCTTCGATTCAAGAGTGGCATTACGTCGCTGATCCATTGGTCCCGGCCAACCTTCGCCACCTTGGAGCTGGAATGGTGGTGGGGTAACCCCCAGTCCTCCAGCCGGCCGACATCACCACCAGCACGATTAAATCGCTCCCGTAAGGCGGCAGCCACCCGGTGGAACTGTTTGGCGCCCTCCCGGGCGCCAGGAATTCCGGACTCTTCACCAAAGAGCTCCCGCACCACCGCCTGGGTACCCTCCCTATTCTCCAGGAGCCCAAAAAAGTGTTTCGCCCATTTTTTTGGATCGTCCTTGAGACGGGCAGCGCCCTGTTCCAGGGTATCAAGCATCTGCCGCAATGCATCCCGCTCGATAGCCTTAGCCATACTCTCCACCGACATGGTGTTGCCTTTGGTATCGGCATGGAAGGCCAGTTGCCGGGCCATGGCGTCAATCCCATCCAGTCCCGCAGCTTTTCGCCCCTCCAGAAAGTTGGCAATTCGATCATGGGCAGCGATAGTCAGGGCCACCCGCTGACGCTTTTTCTCAGCCTCCTGGATAATTTCCGCAGCAGAGGATTGGGCAGCATTTGAAAGTTGCTCTGCCTTGGTCAGTTGTTGCCAAACTTCTCTATCGGCAGAAGCAAGTTGGCGCATGTTGCGTGTTATGCGGGTTTCAATGCCTTTGACCTCTTCCGTGGTGAGGCTACGCCCAACCGCCAGGGAAACGGCCTTTATGCACTCTGATTTCATTCTCCAAACCTCATAAAGCAAGCCACAGCGGCGGCATACGCTTTGGAATCCACTTCAGCTTGGGCCACACCATCCTCAGCAGCTTTCAGCATTTCCCGAGCACTGACTTCAACCCCATCTTCGTCCATCACCCGGAGGTCAGGACGTTCCGCTATCGCATCTCTAGCCACTTGCAGTTCAGGTGTATCAACAGCAGCATCAACCACCGGCCGCCGATTAATGGTTACCAAAGGAACCCTTACAGGCTGATCGGCATCCACAGGACCAGCCATAGGTTTGGGTAAACCCTCCCCGTAAGCCTCACGGAAAGCCGCGGCAACCGGCTTGAGGTTCCCCGGTGGATGTGGCCAAAAATTGGCGTCTGCTGCTTTTTTTGGAACTGACACCGGCTCACCCATGGTTAACTGCTCAATTGCTTTCTGGATGGCCTGTTGGTGAGAAATAGACGCATCTACATCACCTGGAGTGCCTGGCAGGGTGTCACGCTGGAAATGTCGGGTATTGTTGGCGGTGGCAGTGGCATGCTGCTCTGATCGAGAAAATGACCGAGATGAAAGGTGGGACACCCCACCAAATACGATACCGGTTAACACGTCCAGGCCGCGGGCCTCAACATTCAGTGGATCAAACCACTTGGCCTGCTCTTCACTGCCAGCCTGGATCAGCACTTCTTGCTGCACCGCTTCTGCCACCGGGTTGACCGCCAAATTACCGGCAACGCCACTGGCCATCCTCTGGGTCAGGCTTTTACCAAAGAATGGGATCAGAAACCCCACACCCGAAGCTGCAGCTTCTACACCGGCCACGGCCGCAGCTGCCCCACCATCAACTCCCTGCCTGGCCAATTCTGCACCCACCCCCAGGGATTGCGAACCAATCATTGCCGTAGGGTTACCTCCTCCAGCCGCCAAAGGCAGCATGATTTCGGACAATCCACCCAACACCCGGCCGGCGGTGCCTATCTCGTTAGAGTTGGGCGTCCAATAGTCCACTGAGTTGCCAGCGAACTCGTCAACCACATTCTCAAAATACCAATCCTGCAGCTCGGTATCGCCCAGGCCTGCATCAATGGCAATAGGAATGGTTGCCCCTGCCATACCAACGAACTGGGCTGTTTTTGCCCCCCCACGCATAATACCTTTGCCGATACCCTCCCCGGCTCCCTCCCAAAAGTCCGGCTCCACCTGATCCGGCTGAAACTGGCCTGAGCGGGCGGACTCCTCGATACGCTGCTGACCTATGGTATCCATATCGAATACACCCATCATTCACCCTCAGAAAGGTCGATGATGACCGGATTACCACCACCATCAAGCAGGATATTTCGCCCCTGCAGCACGTAGTAACGATCTTCTGAATAGTTCTTTAAGCCGAAAACCTGAAACCGGTCAGCAAGCTTATCCAGGCCTCGGGAACGCATTTCAAGCCGGAACACCTCATGAGCTTTTTCCTCAAAGTCATCAGCCGCCATACCCCAGGGGGCAAACACCTTACCATTACCGTTAACATCAACCACATTCCCCAACACTGAGCGGATTGAATGCTGAAGGCGTTTGGTATCCAGGATGCCAGACAGGTCTCCCTCTTGGGCCGATACTCCCACGTAATGCGATCTGATGGCTTGCACAGCAAAGTTATAAGCAGCCGGGCGGCCAGCAAAGGCGTCTCCCACCTCACTGGAAAACGTGGTATCAAAATCAACTGCCGGTGGTACCGGGAAATTCTTGGCATTACCATCAGCCGATCGTTGTTCCGAGGTTTTGTTTAAGATGGACTCACCTACCAACAGCGCTTGAGCAACACTAGTACTACTGGTGGTCACATCATCGCTCAGCCAATTATTTTCAAGTGTAAGCTTGCGCTCTTTGGCCACTAGCATTCCCGCCAACGCCTTCACAGGAGCATCTGGCGCAAGTTGCTGCATAGCGGCCATATACACTTGGTCGTCGTCAATGGATTTTTTGAGGTGGCTCAACAGCGCCGCCTGGTTATCCGGAGTGGATTTATTCAAAGTGCTGGAAAGCAAATCTACTTCTTGCAGTAGCAAAGGCCGCATTTTAACTTGAGGACCATATAACTGCTGCAACGACCTGATCACATTGGCCCTGTTGGATAACTCCGATGCCACTTGTGCTCTGGAGCTACCGGTAACCAAAGAATCCAGCTGGAGAGGGAATATGGCATCACCGGTTCGCGCTTGATAAAAATCCAAAGGTTCGTTCTGTAACTGCTTAATGTTCGCTTCGATGGCAGTTTTTATCCGAGTAAAATTTTGGATATCCGTTGCAGAACCGCCACCTGACTTAAGCAAGTAATCACGCTCTCTTAGATATTGCTGTTGTTCGCTTATAGGTTTAGCCAGCAATATCTGAACCTGAGATTCGGCTTCAGCCAACTGCTTAAATTGATCCTGGTATTGAGTCCCACCAACCACATCAGACCATGTCTGCCACATTTCGGGAGTTGCAGGAATTCCGGTGGAGATCTGCTTTTCTATTGTCCCTAGCACTCTCTTAGCCGCCTTTTCGGCCTTTGCCCGCGCAAGTGCAATCTGATTATCTGCCCTTGATATAGCAGATAGAGCCCGGGCTTCGTACATGGATTGTTCTTCAGCATTAAGCCCTCCGTATAAGTTTTCGCGAATCTTATCCAGCGCTAATACTGGATCACTATTAATATCTTGCTGGACCTTTCCCCTCGACAGCTGATTATGAAAACCTTGCGCCGCTTTTACTTTATCTGATTCATCAAGCACGCCATTATCGTAGGCATCATTGATCAGGGCATCGGCTTTATCCAAGACTTCTCTATACTGTTCATCGCCTCCGCGCAGAGCGATATTGGATAGTTCTGATAACGTACTTCCTAGCACCGCTTTTTGTCGTTCCATTTCTGACTGAAGCGACTTTGACCTGATACTTAACCCTTTTCGGAATGCATAACGCTCAACTTCGCCTTTCCAGGCGTTAAAGCTAGATGTGTTATCGAACCTCTTTTGATATTCGCTCTCCAGGTCTTTATAGAACTTCTGATAGCGATCCACCTGAGTAGAATAATCTCGGTCTTCTTGAAAAAAATACTGCTCCTTTTCATCGATACGATTCACAGCTTCCGTAGCCATCTCCGCTACTTCTAGGCGTCGGCGATTCTGATCAATTTGCATCGCGATACCTGCGCCCACCTTGGCGAGATTTCCAATCGATTCAATACCAACGGTCACACCCCGTACGTCAGGAGAACCTGTTTGTACATTAGGTATGGCATTACCGAACTGATCACCTCCAGGAAACATTGGCATTTCTAGCCCTCACTTTTAATCCAGCCATTTTGCCTAGCATATCCATATAGGGATATTGCAGATGACGCGGCATTACCATACCCAGCCACTCGAGCAGATTCACCACGCAACCGATCAATAGAGGCACCTGCTCGTAGTCGGTTGGCCATACTGTCGGCATCGTCAACACCCAATAAGGCGTCCTCTTCGGCTTTTTTGATGATGTCCTTGTTAATCAGGTTGGCGGTAATCGAATCTACTGATACTCCAGACCCGGCCATGGCAGCCCGGGTGCTGGCAGCCAGGCTGCGGGCACGCTCACGAATTTTTTCGGCTTTAAGCTCAGCAGCCTGCTTTGCGGTTTCAGCATCCGCTTCTGCCTGCTCAGCCTGATATTCATACATTTTCTCTTGTTGCCGGCCTTGCATGATGGCGGATCCAGCACTAACAAGTGTGGCTGTAATCAGTGCCGCTTCAACGCCCATAACCACCTCCATATACAAAGATTTCGCCAAACGAGGTAAATCCAAATTTTTTTAAAAGCATCGCTGTGCGATCAGGGTTTACAGAAGTCGTGATACCCATTTGGATATTGTGAGGCTTCACGCCCTTCTGCTTTGCCCATTCAACGTAAAACTTAACCAACTTCCGAGCAGCGAAAAACCCGCGCTTCTTCTTCGTAACAAAGAACGAGAAATCCCCGGCAACCAACTCATCTGAAAACCAATAGCTGTTTGTAAATCCTGCCAACCCGCCAATGATACAATTGTCACTATCTTCAGCCACAGCCAGAATAAAATCATCTCGCATTACGCAAGAAATCAGGCAATCGATTATTTTGTCAATACTAACCTCGATCTTGCAGTAATAAGGGCTCTCATTCTTTAGCTCGTAAACAAACGGCATCATATGTTCAACATCATCTAAATCTGCTGGCCGTACTGTAATCACAGCTTGTCCTCCAACAGGGATTTAATTTTTTCTTTTTCAAGCCCCGCAAATATACGCAGCCCTTTAGTTCCATCACCACGCATCCGATGCCTTTTCTGATCTACCAACAAGCCCTTTATGTCTAGGGACTCAGCAAAACACTGTAAGATCTCTTTTTTTGCATCGACATCACTCTTTAACTCTATGTTCTCTGATAACAAATCTGGTTTTCGTTGCTCCAGCTCTTTCCGAAGGGCCTCCAGATAGAACAACTGTAAAACTGCATGATCGATGGCTTCTGCAAGAAAGATCAGTGTTTGGTAACGCTCTTCGATCAGGCCGCTGGTTTCCAATCTGTCATATTCCATATCAAACATTTTAATGCCCCTTGACATCTATCTGTTCTGCCACAGCGATAGCAACCAACGCCTTTTTGAGGCTCTTCGACTGTGACAGCAGATCGTCGAAGGTGACCCCACCAGATCTCATGACCTTAACGAATGAGATTGTTTCCAGCTCTAGTTCGAACCTGACGCAAGCTTCATGAACGATAGAAGAAATAATCAGCTCACCAATGCTTTCAGAGCGGATCAAAGCATTCTTATCAACTACCGGAGCATTGCTAATCGCCCTGCTATTGGCCTGTGCAGCCAGGACAAAGTGCTTTAAACCTTTCTGGATACAATCAGCACCTTTTCTCAGGTGCTCATATCCAGAATCAGTCATGTCCAATGACTGCCTCATTCGAAATGAACGCTCCAAAGATTTAATCTGCTCACCGGTAGAATTTTTATTATCCAACAACAAGGCGCGCTCAGATTTTAAACAATTAAGTTTATTATTAAGCGCATTCAGCTCTTCGATAAGATCGACTGAACTTCCCTCGTCTAAGCTTTCATCAATCACGCTTGCTATCTCACTGATGCGATTCATTGTCGCTTTCAGTTTCGAGCTTATAGATTCAGTTATTTCGGGCTCAGAATCTACTACATCAACACAATCACTACTTTGCTGGTCTGCAAGTGTTCTTTTCATAGCGTTTTCCTGCCGAACCCTCGGACTCTCTGATTTTGAAACGGAACCGACTCTACCGGCTCTTCGCATGCAACAAAGCGCTGATACTGTAACTGTGCATTGAACCAGTCAGTACCTATTTCGGCGCTTCTCGCTTTTCTCCAGATAACTTCAGCGAGATAGGGGTGGTTCGTGTTGGGGTTATAGACCACATCGCGATATATAAATCCTATGAAATCCGCATCTTCTTCGATCGATCCAGACTGCCTCAGATCCGACATCAACGGACGCTTATCAGGCCGCTGATCACACCCTCGATTGAGCTGGCATAGTGCGAGTACCGGAATAGATAGAGACTTTGCCAGGCGTTTCAATGACCTCGACACATTTGCCACTTTAGCTGTTTCGCTTTCACCTTCCGAATGTACCAAGTGCAGGTGGTCAACCACGATTAGGCTAAGGCCATGCATACGGTGAAGGCGCCGTGATCTAGCTGTAATTTCGTTGATGCTTGTTCCGGCCTGATCGTCAACATAGAAATTGCTGCCATGGATTCTCTGAAATGCATCGTTGAACCGTGGCCCGTAATCCATGTCGTCTTGATTGTATTGCGCTGTCTTCGTGATATTGAATGGGATGTTCCCGCAATCTGAAACCATCCGGTCAAACAGCTCTTCCTTGGCCATCTCAAGCGAGAAGTACAAAACCGGTTTTCCCAGGGACATCCCGACGTGCCGGGCAATATTGAGCCCCAGTACCGTTTTGCCCATTGATGGACGGGCTGCCAGAACCACTAGCTGAGATGGTTGAAACCCAGAAAACCGCTTGTCGATATTTGCAAAGCCGGTGGTCAGGCCAGTAATACCATCGCCTGACTTATTGCACCGCTCAACATGAGCGTAATAATCTCTCAACGCATCGCTGGCCTTGACAGGCCCGCCAGCCTGGCGCGAATCGAGCTCAACCATGGCCTGCTGGGCTTGAATAATCCGCTTCTCGATCGCAATACCACCATTAACCAGGGTTGCCTGAATATCCGCAGCGGAGCGGTACAGGGCTCGCACATTTGCATACTGGCGAACCTTCTGGGCGTAGCTGCTCACGTTCGCGCTGCTGGCTGTGTTTCTCGCCAGTTGGGCCACCTTGCTCCACCAGTCACCATCAGGGTCTTGTTCGTGCAGCTTGTCAGCGACCAGTCCAAGCTCCAGTGTCTCACCCTGCTCTGCCAGTATCGCCATGGCTCGGAATATTAAGCGGTGATCAGACCTGAAGAAATCGCGCTCACCGATCACGCTGGAAACGTTCTCAAACTCCTCTGGAGACAAGAGCACACCACCAAGCAAAGCGCCCTCGGCTTCGACGCTGAACATGCTTGAAATATCAGGCTGCGCCATTCTGGTAACCACCTTCGATTATCTTCTGGAATTTACTTGCCCGGATCATGAAATCAAAATCTGCTTGCCAGTCTTTGGCTCTCCCCATCAGGAAATCACTGGTACTTACTAACTCGAAAAAATCACTCCAAAATTTCATATTCTGAAATCGTTTATGTGATCGCCATCGCGCGCGAAGGCTTTTCTGTCTTGACGGGGTAATATCTCTAACCGGTGGGAGCTCAGGTAGTATCTGGTGATACAGATCCACTATCTTCTGGTGGGGGCAATTTTGGCCAGGCACACTCGAATCTGTGTTAACAGATTCATTTTGAGCCCTAATAGTATGCTTTGAAGATGAAGATGAAGATGAAGATGAAGGGGTTGGATTTCGCTTATCGTCCCTTTCGTCACTAAGGTTACCTGAGAGGTTATCCTTATCATAACCTTCTACTTTTTCACCAACAGATGGTTTTCCTGTAAGTGCCGGATTTCCCCCAAGTTTTCCGCCAGCCGCACGCCGTCTGCGCACTTCCTCATCTCGAACCATCCGCCGGCAATAGATACAACCACTCTCATCTTTGGAACAGACCCCGGCATCAGAAAGTTCGGAAAGCCAACCTTCAACTTCATCTAAGGTGGCACCAACGATACGACAAAGGTTGTCTGGAAGGATAACCTTATTGCCAACCTTCAGGTAACCATAAGGATTACCTTCATGCATCAGGCAGATCATATCGATCCAAAGCCCTCTGGCACCAATTGAGCATGTCCGCAATGCCGTGTCGCGCAGCCAATCACCCGGGTAAAATTGAAAAGACGGTCGTTTCATATCAGATACCAGCCTTTTTTGCCGCGGCCAGCTGGCGTTTTGCGTATTCCTCGGGCGACAAACCAGGGGGGATTCGATTCAGCAGATTGCGGTAAACTTCGTGGCGCCGGCGATCGGAAGCGTTCTTGTCCAGGGTGCGAGATGGCTTGTAAGGCATTTTGGGCAGCCGCTTTTTGTATGGCATAGGGCTGCACCTCAGGACGCTCTCTCTACAGACCTATTTGCACGCTGAGCTATAACTTCATCCAAGTATGAACTCAACCAGCCGCTTGCCCGCTTACCAATTTTAAATGGTGGATCGATCTCCCCCTTATGAACCATGTTATAAAGAGAAGCTTTACAGATGCCCAGGCGCTCTGCGGCTTGCTTCGGGCGAATTACGCTATCGCCTGGTCGAATTTCAAGATTATGATCTGACTGATTCACTTTCTTACTCCACTCTGGACACTAATGTTCTTTCAAGTGGGTGAATCTAAGTCTAAAAGAATGGAAGTTTAAGAGGTGTGCAAATTTCCTTTCTGTACTGTTTTGGCATATTTGCTTTCGAGTTTTTCTTGTTTATATCTCTGTGCAGATATCTCCATCAAACGCTTGTAGTCCTTTGGGAGAATTGATTTCAGTTGCGGTGAATATTTTTTCACCCAACTTCTGGCTTGCTTAGCGGTAACACCGAATTCCTCAGAAACCAGTTTCTCGGCTTCAATCTTGCCTTTTTTTCCACCAAATATTTCAGCACCCGCAACAAAGTTCACGGCATCCTGTATGCAGATTTCAAGGACTGGTTTAAGCTTTGCACCCTCACCCTTGGATACGGAAAACAGTTTCGGCTCATAGCCTTTACACAAACTTTCAAAAGCAACAAGCAATTCTGTTTTAATCTCGTCCTTAAGCGGCTCATCAGATCTAAGAGCAAGAAGTATAGCGTTTTGCATCACTTTAATATTCTCAAGAGTATCCCCCCGCTGCAAACGGTCATATTTGGCATGCAAATATAATGAATAAGGGCTTTCAACTGTCGACTTAGTGTTATTGTAAATTCTCCGTCTCCCAGGAGACTCATCATTCGGAAGCTTTTGGTCATCATTCATGACATCGCACCTTGCTTTAAAAATCCAAATGTAGTTCCACGCAATCACCATCAGTCGACCCCACCTGTGCTCCCATGACTTGCTCGAAATGCCGCCGGGATACAATCGGTCCACCTGCCGCATTAAGCCGGTGCTCAATGCCCATGCGAGCCAGCTGCCTGGCTTGAGCCGTGTAACGCTTTCGCCCTGTGATGCTTACGATTTCTTCCTGCGTCAAAATCAGTCCTTCACTCATACCGACCTCAAAAGAAAAAGGCGCCTGTAATAGGCGCCCAAGAGTTTCTAACTACACAATCAATGGAAAAAGTCTGCAGATTTGCTCTTTACTGAGGGAAATGGGCACAACGTCTTTGCAATCAACGTCAACGGCGCGCCCATCACCGACGCAGAACAACCTCTTTTTTGGGTCAAACGTAAGGCTAGGCTCAGCAAATCCACATATAACTTCCCTAAATCCGTAGTTTTGAGGATTAGCCAATAACACTATTTCTTCATCCATCGCGGCTTTCTCCCTGATAACGGACATTGTCCTCCCGGAGCCCCGGCGGCAACAGCCAATCTGTCCAGCTTTCAAAACGGACATCGAATCCCACTTTTTTTCGACACTGATCAACCAAAAGCCCGCTACGGGATGCCAGCCGACTGATGATTGTTAACTTATTTACCACCTCCGGGTCGTGAGCCATGAGCTGCACAAGCTCGATCGACAGTTCCTGAATATTCAGCTGCGTTTCTGTAACTTCATTGAGGAATCCGGTCATCTCATCCATTTCGGCCACCTCCCTGATGTTCAGCTGCAAACTTCAACGCGTCATTGACCGTATTCAATACATGGAATAACCCGACAGCCTCCTCTTCGCCAAAATCAATATAGTTAATGGACGATACGAATCGTATCACCTGTTGGCAATTTGTAACGGTACCTTGCCAACTGACATCTACCAGAGCATTTTTAGTGGTATGCTGCTTTCCAGCCATGATTGCACCTCCTTCCAGGTGTTTTTGTGGTTAGGGGGTGTTGGAGTTGCCGCTCCTTCACCCCCGTTTCTTTAAAGTCTTCTTGGATGTAATCGACACTACATTTTTTGGCTCATTGGCCACAAATCTCTCTATTTTCGTACCCCATGCCTTCCAGGCTTTGCGCTGTTCTTCAGCGTAACTTGCACGTTGATACGTTTGTACCAGTTTGTCCTTGGGCAAGTGGTTAAGCATCAGCTCGATAACATGCGGTGGCACCTTCAAATACTCACCCCAGCCAGTTGCAGCGCTCCTTCTAAGATCGTGCAGAGTAAAAGGCTCAATACCAGTCAATGGCCCCTCTTCAACACCCTGGAGCCTGCTTAACGCCTTAGTGAGGCTATCTTGGTGGATTGACTGCCCAGGTTTATCCATGGACTCAAATACGAAGCGGCTTTCACCAGTTAACGGCTGCAAGTCTTTAAGAATTTTCAGCGCCAAAGGCGACAAATACACAAAGTGCCCCCTTCGGTTCTTAGTTCTGGTTTTTGGTATCTCCCAGGTACCGGCTTTGAGATCCAGCTCATTCCACCGCATCCCTGTAGCTTCCCCACGCCTTGCACCAGTAAGGATCAACAAGCGAATGGCAGCGCCGGTAATGGGCGATTGAGTCGTCTTGGAAGCCATTCCGGGCTTAACCTGTTCCGCATCCTCCAACGCTAGCCAAAGCGCCCGAAGCTCTGCCAGATCCAGCGCTCGATCACGGGGAGCCCCAGGTGATGCAGCGAAGTCTTTGGGTTTCAAAAGCCTGGCAGGATTAGCATCCAGATAGTGACGCTGCACACCATAATCAAGCATAAGATTCAGCAGGGAAAGTGCTTTCCTGGTCTCCTCTTTGATCCCCTTTCGAGTCATGCCATCAAGGCAACTGGCCAAGTGTGCCCGGCTGAGATCGCTTGTAAGGATATTGCCTAATTGTTTTCTAAGATATCGGTCCCACCGGTATCTATAGCGTTTCACAGTTGCTTCAGAAACACTTGAACCTTTGTGCTCCATCCAGGCTTCAAACAACGCCTGCATGTTTCGGGCACTAGTATTTTGCTGGAGGATTGCCGCCTTGACTGCTCTCGGATCTTTGCCCTCATCCAGCAAGGCCCTAAGTTTTCTCGCCTCACGGCGCGCTTTGGCAAGTGTCCAAGCCTTTCCCACCTTGCCGAGTATTAACTTCGCCTGCTTACCGTCAGCCGGCCGACGATACTTGTAGACCCAGCTTTTACCACCAGAAGGAAGCACACGCAGATAAAGCCCCCTACCGTCTGACAGTAGAAACTCAGATTCTTTTGGCTTCACATTCTCAACTTTTTTTGCAGTAAGAGCCAT